GCCATTCAATCCCATACCAGTCGTTGCTGGGTAATCCACGTGATAGTGTCCTTTTAAGTACCTGTTTTCGTTAACAATAGCAGCCTGTTGTATTGCCGCTTTTGTCTCGTTATCTAAAGACACTGCTGCCTCTAAATCAGCTTTAGTTGGTCTAAAGCCTCCAAGTAATCGATTAAGTCCAAAATAATCAATGACAACTTTGTCATCAAGCATCACCTCTGGTGCCTCTTCCATAATAGTATCCTGTTTCTGTCCCACAGACAACAAAATACTACCTAAATTAATGGGCGTTATTAATTCAGTCAATTCTTCCGTCTTGTTTTCCTCAATTGGCATGACTATCGTTGTTATGTCAACACCTCCAAATTCTGTATCATCATATTCAAACTCCGGAAAATCATGAGTTTGAATAAGGGTAAGTGTAGTTGACTCCATTGCCGCACCGGCGTCCTCTAACTTGTCCGTTCCATCTATATATGTGAGTTTGGTGTAACTAGCACCTTCATGTGTGGCATGGCGGGTCTCTTCATATATATCGACATCTTCTTCCGTCTCTTCTACTTGCAGCGCGTCGAACACATTCGAGCAGATGGTTTCCATGTGTTCCTTAACAGTATTACGTTTACTACAGTCATGTCCGATGGTGGTTTTACCACACCCGCGGCACGCTCGTTGTTTTCTAGTTAAGCATAATAAGTCGTTGTTTACTAGCGCTAGATCGATGTCTCCTCGAATAGCATCGATCAATATTTCCGTGGTCAATTTGTATTTATCATCCAAGCTACTTGGCTTTGATTTTGACTCTGACACGATCGTGTCAATAAGTCTATCACAAGCTTCGTAATATTCAGGTTTACGTTTCAGTCCGGGTTTTTGTTTGTGTGTCTGCATGATTGGCGGCTAAGGCCTATTTGGGTTTTGGTTTGTTTCGGGTTTTGTTTCCAGTTTACCCTCGGATCCAACGAACTGGGTTCTTATGTTTTTCAAGGTTGCATATTTTAACGTTAGACACTAGCACTCTCAGTACGATTGTAACTGGATATCTGTTCTGTTCTTCAGATATCACCCCCCTCATGTCCCACTGGGACACTTCCTGGCCAGGTTAGCGAGGTGGCAGAGATGCGACGTCACGTGGCTAGCGTGAGCGTAAAGCAGACCAACTAATGGTAGGCATGAATCACATGCTTGTTGTCTTTCGTTATGGCTGTGCAAGGCCAGCTTTAGCAGGTGAGCTCCTCGGTCCCCTTGAACCTACTACAACGTAGTCGATTCATATTTTATCCTGTAGCACCAACCGGGTAGTTGATACAGTTAGTAGCGGCCTTCATCTAGATGCAGAGACCATCTAGAACTCGTTGTTCGAGCGCCTTATAACCCAAATGGGTATGATGCAACACGTAACGTCGCGGCTGTTGGTGACGTGTACGATAGGCCTGACACCGTCATTATGTCTGTCACGTTGTTGACCTCCACTGTCCATTGAATGGAAGTGTTGGTTGCGCTGTTGACAATAGTGATGGCTGAAACACGTGACCCTGTTGTAATAACGGGTACGAAAGTTCCAGAAACACCACCGTGTGTGACGTTGAAGTTGAGTAAATACGACCCTGCATTAGCAAATTGTATTCCACCTGTTGTAGTGTTGTACGTAATTGCCATGCCACTCCCGGTTAAGTTGAGAGAAGGTGTAGTACCTAACATTTGTGTGCCGGAAATAGCTATCGTTGCGACAGATCTATTTGAGCCTTGTGCTGCATATGCTGCTAGATCAAACTGCGGAGTACTAAAAATAATGTCGTAGGTACAGTACAATTCACCTAAAACAGAAGTGTCAGCGCACCCGAGGGTGGCGATGTAGAATGTTCCCACATCTTGAATTCTGTTATCGGCTGTTGCAACTATGCCCGATCTTACATATCTAGTACGTACCTTGTTAAGGTCTCCTACACTGGCTATGTAGGAGCAGTCCTGCCATGGTGCTGATCTCGTCGCTCCTGCGTAAGACATAAACTGCGCCCTTAAAGGCGGAGCAGGGTCTAACACATCATAATCGATGGCCATCAATACATTACCGTTAGTTGCGGTAGACTTCGCTGTGCAGAAGGAGTATTGAAGCTTCTCTACTGTATAAGACTCGTAGAGAGCGGCCATGTTACAAAGCCAAGGAAACGATGTTTGTAATCCTGGCTGGACGGTATAACCAGTCACGGCGTAAGCAACAGATCCGACTACATCGGAAATGAACTCACTATGGCGGACCCTTACAGATAACCCGCTGTTTGTA